AGGTGTGTGGCATGCTGGACAGGTATACGGAACAGTGAGTTGTGTAGATCCAAGAGTAGAGATCTTACGGAGTAAGCCTATATATAGTAAATCCGCTACAGTCAGATCCAGTAAGTCAAAAGAGGAGGTGATCCCCTTCATGACATACTCAAGATTCTGCTTAGCGGATAACTTGGATTGAGTGATATACTTTACTTCGCCGTAAGTGTACGGACGATATGTAATCACTGATCCATTAGGATAAGACAGTGACTTAGATGGTAAAGTATCTATGGTAAGGTTAATATCTGGTACAGAGGATGCTACTTGGGTAACTCTTGATTCACTCTTGTGTTGGAGTGGATTGACCCCAATATCGAATGATGATGTCACTTATTAACTCCATTCAGGTCCCCAATATTACCCCAGCTACTATGAATGGGACAGTGTAGAGTTGTGCATCTGAGTGGCTAGATCCGTTAAATGCTAGATCTATTTCAGGATACACATGGTAGCTGGCGGTCTGTAGAATGGTACGCTGTGAAGTTAATTTGGTGACTTGAAGTAATTTAACACACTTATCTAATGTTGAGACGAACTCACCATTATTTAATATCTCTATGTTTATCCAATCCCTTATCCAATTAATTAAAGTCTGTGACTCATCATCATAGAATGTTAACTTAACCTCTTTTAGGCTACTACCCATAGGTACTTTGTGGGTACTCATCTGGGAGTTGAAGCTGTAGGAGTTTAGACTAGCTACACCCTCATCAACATCTACTGCCGGGAACCAATCAGTGAATGGGGTTGGAGCTCCCTGGAACTTAACGTCCCAGAGATACTTCTTGCCCCATTCAACAGATCTGATCTGTTCAATATTGAGAACTGCCACATCGTTACCTTACACTAACGATTTATCATCAAAGTAGTCATACGAGATAATCATCTGAGGCTTCATAGCATCAGAAGTTTGACCATCCAATTGACCGAATTCGTAATCTTCCAACCAAGAACCATTAAGTTTGTATTCCCAGATCGGGTTATCCAAGTTATCTAGGCGTTGAATCAGGATGATAGCCTGCAGAGTGCTAGAAGGACCAGATTGGACACCAGTCTTGGTTGCCCAGATAGCTTCACGCCAGTTGCGGATGAAGTTGTGGATCTTATTATCTACAGTTTCAACGAACGTAAAGGTAAGAGTAGGAGAGTACTCTTGGATACCGTTACGACGGATCTTGTGACCACGAATACCAACTTCGAATTTCTGATTGGTAGACTTGGGGATATCAGTCGATTCACAACGAAGGTTAACCTCGTCGATAGAAGGAAGACCAGTTACACCAGTGGGGAACTGTGCGAAGGTCAGGTTCCAACGGAACAGACTAGCGAAGTCTCCAAGACCACGGATCTGTTCAATTTGCGGACGTGCCATATTATTATCCTCCTAGTTAAATGAAGTAAAGTTAGAATAAAGAGAGGGGATTACCACCCCAATCTATTAGATAGCCGCTGCAGCAGTATCAAACGACACACCAGTACTAACAATAACCGCTCGGAGAGGGATTTCTTCAATTGCCCGAGTAGGCTTCATAAAGACATCCACATTCAGACGATTATTATCGATATCGTCTGGGGTATTGTTGGTGCTGTCACAGACAACACGGAAGTCAATCAAGCCACGGCGACTGAGGATATTGTTAAGATACCCTTCGATAATCGCCGTAACCAGCGACTGAGTAGCAATGTCGTTCAGCTCGAAGAGGAAATCCTCTAGAGCCTCAGCGATTGCTGGCTCAACCGTGATCAAGAGTAGTCGCACGTTCAATCGATCTAGTGCACTAGGACGTGACAATAGGGTCTTTTGACCCCAGATAGCAATACCCTTACCAGGAGTAAAGCGAAGAGGATTGATACCCGCATTATACAGTGTATCCATCTCACCCTGAGTGAACCTACGACGAAGATCAAGGACGCGGACCAAGCCACGACGGAAGCCTGCCGGTGGGAACCAGATCTCGAAAGTAGAAGCAGTTTCAGAAATAGCTCCGGCTGCATAACCTTCAGGAGACACATAGATATTCCGATCGTTGAACCGATCGTAGATCTTGACGTGAGGTGTATACAGAGCAGAGTAACTTGAGTTCAAGTTGAGCTCTGCTTTACGGTAGTCAACGATATCAGTAATGTAGGAGGCAGATGATTCATCAGAGAATGGAACACTAAGAACAGATACGCTATCTTGACGAGAGCTGACAAGTCCATCTAGTTGTTGACCATAGGCGGGAGTAGCAAAACCACCGTCCATGAACACCGTTAGTGGGTAGCTATCTTTAGCAGCCAACTGATTGGAGGTAGAGATCATTTCTGCATCAGTAACAGCAAGACCATCACTACCAAAGGTCATTGCTAGGTAGGATGCTTGATCCTTAGGCTGGACAGATGAGGTGATGGCTACGTTATCAATTGCACGGATGTACTGAGAGGATCCGAGGACATCTTCGACATAGATATTACGACCAAATCCATCCTTAGCACCTGGAACACGAGAGCAGATAAATGTCTCGACAGGCACAACAGTATTCGAAGACTTAAAGACTTCGATCATGAAGGAGTTAGGCTCTTTAACCTTATCAGGGTTGGTAACATAGCGAGTGACTTTCACACCCACACTATTGTTCCAGACACCCTGGTTAGCACCATGGAGAAGGATTGCTTCATCAACAGTGGTGACTGCAGCAGCACCTTGAGTAGTAACAGATATTGCAGCAGCAGTACCAGTAGCAGTTGCATTAGTAGCGGTGCCAGCAGTAGCGTTAGTAACGTTGACCACACCAGCAGATGGGTTAGCTGCAGTAAAGGCTGCAACAACCAAAGCTACTTGAGTGAAGAACTTAGTAGCGACTTGAGCTGCAGTATCAGCCAAGAGTACATCCACTTGGTGACCAGTACCAGTACCTGTAGGATCTGTCTGAGGAGTGTTAACCCCATCAGTAACATTGAACCAGAAGTAGTGGCCCACAGCAAGAGAGTTGAATAGCTGGAGAGACTTACCAGCACCAATCACATCATAGAAGGAGCCAGGTTGGGAGAACGTGAATTGAGTAACTTCAGCGACTGCAGCTGCATCAACACCAGCATCAAAGACGTAGGCAGTTGGGTCAGCCATACCAGCTGCAACACCTAGGTTGGTATATGCAGATGTGGAGGACTTAAGTACTAAGCCACCATAGAGAGCACTCTTTACTGCACGAGTAACCCAGAGTTTATTAGACTTCTGTAGGTATGCTAGAGCAGAGAAGTATGACAAGTCATAACCGACTTCAATCCTACCATCTGGAGAGAATAAGCTAAGGAATTGTGTGTCGCTAGTGACCAATGTAGGTTTGGTTGTATCTCCCTTAGTAGCAGGGATGACGATACCGCCGAAGACACCGGGGAAACTAGGCACTCTAGTGGAGAGATCAATTTCTTTTAATGTAACTTGTGCGGCTACCATATTAAATATCCTCCTGAATTAAAGTAATTAGGTGAAGTAAAATAATTATCTATTATACCTTGCGTAGATCTGGCTTAGGTACTACTGTGGTGCCACGTGGACAAGCACCTAACTTAGCTGCATCGGCAACTAGGTTACGACCCCTAGGAGGAACAATCATCGACAGGCCATTATAGGAGATAGTAACAGGATGATCAAGACGAGAAATAACCTCAGCTGGGTTACTCATAGCCTCTGGGACAAGGTCTTCAGAGTGGGCCAGACCTTGGTAATACTCGGTACTACCCTTAGACTCAGCAAAACTCTCAGCATCGCCGAGAACTCCAACCTTCATCGAAGCAATACGAGGATTGGATTTATGGGCAGTCTCCTTGAGTACTACCTCATCGTTGTTCGTGCCTAGCTCTTTCTTAGCCATAACTGATTCCTCCTAATAAGTGAAGTAAAATTAACCAGCTGTTACACTGATTTCGGTCATAAGATGACTAGCAGCAATAGTCTCTAGGAACGAGAGGATTCTTGCTCTGATACTTAGTATCACAGGAGAGGTGCCAGTTAATACTGGGTAGAATCCTCGGAGAGTAGTCTGTCCCTGTATCATCTTATAGTGGTTACCCGAATCCTCAAAGGTCTTATCCTGTAAGTCACCAGGAGTTTGGAAGTATGGGAGGTAACCACCCAATGCTTCATCAAAATTGACTCTCAGCTCTTTATTACCAGAGAAACTCTCATCACACAGGTAGGCTATCTCGAATCTCTCAAGGTCTTCAGTGGACTTAGTGATGTAGAGGAAGTCAATATCAAACTCACCATAGACTGATCTAAAGATCTTAACCTTAGTCTCATCTATGGTGTGCTTTTGCCTATCACTTATACCCCTACGACCAACACCATCCTTGGCGTGACGGAGAACGGACCTACGAAAAGCAAACAGAGGATAAGTATTCTTGTGGTCAAGATCACTATTCTGATCTGCACGTAACTTAGTTACAGCTGTTTCATAGCTCAATTTCTCGTCATACACTAGCTTAACATCAGGTATCTCGATCTGGATACCAGAGATGAATTGCTCGATAACCAATACTACGGTTGAAACAACATTAGCTCGGCTATCGGAAGCATTACTCATCAATCACCTAGAGCGGATATACGGTATTTATAGAATACTGCTTGAGTTAAACCAAGATCTTCCACTGACTCTACCTTGTACCTAGATGTAGAACTATCTTTCCTTTTAATCTCAATCCTATCACCTGCTCTAACTATGTCACTAGTGGTATACATGTAACCTTCAGTAAGAGCACCAGATTCAGATGAGTCAGCAGGGAAGAAAGCATCTCCGATAACAATGCCATCAATAGTCCCTATTGGACTAGAGTTCTCTGCACCAGCAACAGTACCATACACAGATTTGTGTACATTCTGTTGAGAACGATAAACTTCGATAACAAGACCAAACCTAAGAATCAGATTCTTTAGATATGTTACATTGTGTATCTTAGCATTATCTTCTATTCTCTGGAGTAGAGAGCCAGGCAAATGTTAGCCTCGTCCGCTAAGATGTTTCTTAGCCATGCCTAGGTGCATCTTGGCTTCAGACAATGCAGACTTGTCATCATCTGTTCCAGGGGTATAACACGAATCATCATCTTCGTCGAGATATTTCTCGCAATGAGATTCCATTTGCCCAACCATATCGGCCATCTTATCAGGATGGTCCATATCCTCAACTACCTTGGTTGCATCAGCTGGTTCATCTTCAGCTGGTTCATCTTCAGCTGGTTCATCAATAGGTTCTTCTGGTTCTTCATCTGCAGGCATCTCAGATGCATCTGGATCAGGCATGAGTTTATCCGGATCTTGAACTTGACCATCATCTTCCAGAAAACGAGCGGCACGTGACTTAGTAGCCATGATATCTCCTAGGGTAAATTAGTCTATGACTCTCTTTGAATCATGTAGAGCTGTTAAAAGTGACATTACGTGTTTACACAGACCCATATAATGTTCAGGATTTCTAGGTGGCCTAGTACTACCTGGTACTCTCCTATACTTACGATATGCACCAATTAGACCTTTGTGGTCATATAGCTCTTTTTCCCACGTGAATCTAAAGTCTGGGCAGCTACACTTAAGATTGACAGGATTAGCCTTGGAACTAGGCTTGGCATGGTATACTGCCCTATCATCAACCTTAGCCGCTTCAGTGTGTATTACAGACTTCTGATCATTGAAAGATATTTGAAAGAACTGTACATAGGTAGTGTATTTATCTTTACTCTCACCCTGAATAACTGCTTTATAGAATACAGACTTAGTACCAGGAGATGCACGAGACTCTAGAGATTTCATCTGAAGTTTAGGATAATCTGCTGGGTTCCTAGGAAACTTCAGCATCTCTTTACGTACATCTACTAACTTAACAGGCATATTCAAATTCTCTAACTATGTTATTCAGCCCCACTAACGATCTCTAGGCTCACATAACCAGTCCCAACACTAGCCTTAGGATTGACAACAACACCTTTCTTGGCTAGAAAGGAGATAAGTTCTTTATAGTCAATAACTAAGTAGTCTCCTTTTAGAAAAACCTTTGGGTGTGGGATACCCGGTGGTAGAGCCTTCAGACTTTCAACAGTAGGTGGTTCGTCTACTGGTTCAGCCCCACATGTGCAGTCCTCCACAGACTTATCACAGACTGAACATAGTTCTTCAGCATCTGGATCAATATTAGCACCAGCCATAGGGTTATTGTTTGGCTCTTCGCCACCAATATCTGCGACCAGTTTAATTAGTTGTTCAGATTTCATCTTTAACCCCATGCTAACCACCATTTCATTTTATTCTCAGTCATATCTTGATCTGCTTTCTCATCCAACTCTTTACCTTCAGCTATCATCTCAGATGAGTCCATAGTAATAGGTATATCCTGGATAGTGAAAGCATTACGGGACCTGCCGAGAGCTATGAGGAATTTACCTACCATTAGGTTAAAGAATTCATCTGCATTATGATCAATAGTATCTACACGCCAAGGATCCTCGCTAGATCCAGTACCTTCGATTACATGACCCCTAGCTGCATGTATCTCGTATTGACCTTCTACTGGTACAACAAGAGTAGGTTTACGGTACTGGTATGGATAATTAGACTTAGGCTGTAGTAGCACACCAGGTGACCAATCATTAAGATAGAATGGATAAACACCACTTATCTTGATAGGAAGAATCTCAGATATATAATCTGGAATACCTTCAGGAGAGTTCACTGAGTTAAAGGTGAATTGTCTTGTTCCTGTTACATCGATAGTCTTACGATAATCGATAGGAACATAACCGTTGTACTTACCTATTACGGTTTGTACAAGGATCTTGAAATTCTGTTCCTTCAGTTCTATACCCTCTGCAGGTATTAAGAACTGACCAGAATCTACCATTACCTTTTCGAACATCTCTTGAAGATTCATGAGATATTACTTCTTCTTGAGGATCCTGGAGTCAGAGTCGGTCTTATCTTCAACCTTAGGTGCTACTACCTTAGGTGCTTCAGCCTTAGGTGCTTCAGCCAACTTCTCTTTGTGACCCATAGGATCAACACTTACATGATCAACCACAGAGTCATCAAGAATAGTACACTTCAAGCTGCCAAGATCACTTAGACCTTGAACACCTAGTTTGTATGCTTTCCATTCATGCTCAGTAGCCCATTCTTTTGTATCACCCTTATTGAATTCAATAGTAGGGTAATCCATATTTACTGGAGCCAAAGTGCATGGTCCCAGGATACATTCAACTAGTACTTTCATATACCCTCCAGTGAGGTAAAGCGATAAATGAACAGGTATTCCCCCCTTGTAGGAGAGAATACCACCTTGGCAAAGAAGGTGGCAGCCCACCCAGACTCACCACTATAGCAGGTGACACTAATATGAATTAAGGGATAACGTTGAACTTCGTGACGTAGTTCGGCACGAGTGCATCGATACCAGCCCACACAGCAGCAGCACGCATGCTCTGGAGTGGGTTAGGCGACTGAGGAAGGGTGCCAGTAACGGTCAGTGGCATGTATGGCGAGTACACACAAGCTGCTTCGAACGGCGAGAGGCCTTTCCACAGAGCCAAGCCTTCGTCAACAGCCAGGATGTTCGATTCCATGACCCGAACGACCGTGATACCATCCAAGGTACCAAAGACGTGCGAACCTAGAGTCGAGCCATCAGTCAGCTTGACGAATCCAGGCAACGTCGAGATCAACGATGCATGGTTACGACCGACGATTAGGACCGAAATCGTTCCACGACCAGCATTACCAACTAAGGTCGAATCAGCAACAGCCAATGCATCCTTGTAGGTCTGCTTGTGCTCGAAGTACGAAACACCAGCAGGTGCCGTACGAGAGAACGTCGTCGTACCAACAGCGACAGCCTTCAGTTTACGAACTGCATCACCGCCTAATTCACGATTGATTTCAACCGTGAGGTCCTTAGCCAATTCATCTTCAGCAACCAAGCCGAACCGCTTGGTCATACCGAAGGATTGGAGGATACCCATCGTTCCCTTCAGTGCATACACGCGAGCAAGGATGCTCTGCGATGCAAAGTAGGTATCGATTTGTGGGATGTCAGTTGACAATTCGTAGTTTTGTTGGTAGCTAACAACGATCTGAGCAACACCTGGGTCAGCCGAGAACGTGATGCTAACTGCACCAGTCGAGTAGTTGATCGTACCAGACAGGCCAACTCCGAAGATCTCACCGATAGCACTACCAGAGGCAGGACCGAAGTCACGACCCTTAACAGCAGTGTTAGTGGATAGCAAGCAGCTGAACGACTCAGCCTTAACTGGAGCACCAGCCAAGGTAAAGTTGTAGGGACCAAGGTTGGCCGCTGCAGTAGCTTGGGCGTTAACAGACTCGAATGCGTTATTCGAGTAAGCAGAAGGGGTGACAATGTTCGAACGGGGATCGACAACAACGTTACCAGCAGTCTGGCTACCACGAGTAGTAGCAGAACGAGTGGTTTTGAAGTAGACGATACCTTGCTCTTCGTCGATCGGCTGAACCGATGCAACTACAGGCAAGATCGATGCGCCTTGAACAGCAGTAATAACGTCGTATGCAACACTAGGCAATTTGCCCAGCAAGTTGACGTTACCTTGCTCTTCAGTCATGATCATGCGTTGAAGATCGAATGCTTCCAACTGCTTACCCAACACGAACAAGTCGTATGGAGTGATTGAGCGTACTTTCGAAAGCATAGACTTGCTCTCAAAAGACTGCATGTGTTTCTTATAGCGGTTATAGTACACTTCAGCTTGGCGCTCAACAGTCTTTAGCTTAACATCTAGCATTTCGTCCATCTGGACATCGCCTTTACCCATGGTATAATCCCTTTAAGTTTAGTTTAAATTAAGACACTACAAAGATGATCGAATACCTGGGAGTGCAGGCTACTCAACCTAGGTACAAATATTACAGAGAAGTTAAGAGGCGATCTACTCGTGACATTTCAAAGAGTGGGGAATTCCCGTCTTTCTTGTCAGCAACTCGGCCAGACTCATTAACAGAACCAGTCTTGCGATAAGTAGTCGCAATTCGAGACTGCTCGTTAACTCCCTTGTAGACTTCTTTGATTTCATCATCAGTCATCTTCTTACTAACAAGCTTACGAATCTTGTCGGCAGAGACGTTTAGTAGGTCAGACAGTTTCTCTACGCGGCGATCCGCAGATTCTTTAACACTCTTCTTCTTAATGCTTTCGAATTTATCGAAGCACTTACGCACTTCAGGGATAGTGCCGAATTCATCCTTGTAGATCTTGACGACTGCAGTGGACTTGTCCAGTGCCTCTTCAATCTCACCAACACTACTACCGATCTTCTTAACTCGCTCAGCTAACTTAATGCCAGCATCAAGTGCTCTCTCGACATCACGAGGAGACTTACCGAGTTTACGGAATTCAAACAGTTCTTTTCTGTTCTTCTCAGCTACTTCAAGTACCTTAGTCATCTCAGCAGCAGAACCATTCTTACGGTGAGATTCAACAGTGGCACGAAGAGCCTTCAGCTCAGTCTGTGCTTTATCACTAGCAAACTTCAATTTCTTGTTAGAGTCTACAAGAATAGTGTTCTCATTTTTCAGAGACACATTTTCGTCAGCAGCTTTGGTTAGGTCACCCTTGATACGACCATTCTCCTCAGCGATCCGCTCAATTACTTTCTCACTCATATCAGAATCTCCTTGAATTGTGTTAGATTGAATATTATTTAAAGCTTCAACCAATGCTGGGTTAGCCTGGAGAAATCCAGGATCTACTACAAAGTCGAACGTAGTGAGCGTGTAAGTCTCAGGATCAACCATGGGGATGCCATTCCGCTCTCCCTTGAATGTCCCATCTGCACGACTAGACACGAACAACTTAGAACCAGCACGGATAAGAGTATTAAGTGCACGGCCTGCAAGAGTGTCGAGAATTAATGCTTCTCCGACTCCCCTATTACCCTCTACTTGAAGAGTGGTAACGATGTGACTAATCTTACCATTGAGCACAGCATCGTCATCGATACGTTGCTCATGTCCAATAGTACCCAGCATTCGTTTCTCTTTTAACCTAGAAACGACTGAAGGATCCTTACAGACTTTCTCCCAAAGATCACGAGGATAGTAACGGTTATTCCTAGAGGTACCATCAGGAACAAAGAATGTCCCCTTGACCTTACCAAGAATATGATTACCGTCAACTTCTCCAGATGCTTCTTCAATAGAAAGAGCTACATCGGATTCGAAATAATCACGTAACATAGATATCTCCACTAAGGCTTAGTACCACTCTAGTGTAGTGCGTACTTGCTAAAAAGGATAAAATTCCCTTTCCTATGGAAAACGGGAATATGGTGGGGTCACGAATATTTTCAGGTATTGTATTTAATAATCATTGTCTATTGGTGGTATGACCAGTTGGCATAAGGGACCGCTGCCCCCGCAGCTTGAGCGTGACCACCGCCGCCGAAGACCTTAGCTACAGCAGAACAGTCAAAGTCTTTTCTAGATCTAAAAGATAGTTTAACTTGGCCGTCGCCTGCTCGGTACCAGGAGACTGCGAATTTATTATCGGGGTAGCGTGCTAAAAGCTCATGACCCACTTCAGACCAGAACCCAGTAGCGTTGACTACGGGGACTTCATAGCCAGCGATCTCGCACAGCTCTGCTTGGTCGCAGGTTTGCTTAACTTGAGAATCGCGAAAACGGACTATGGCAATACCAGACTCAATAGCCGCTTTGCGCCCAACGTCTTGCTCTAGGCTCTCGCAGATTTCGTCCCATTTGCAAAAATCAAACGGATAGCTTTGCAGGTACGTATGGATCTCTTTGGAGCCTAGTATCTCGAATTTCCAGAGGTCTCTGTCGGAAACTGCAGCGATTAAATGAGGGGGTCTCTTATCTGGGTTAAAATAATCCCAGGTGATTAAAGCGCCGCTGCGCGCCATATCAAAGACGACCTCTAAGTTTGGGTGCTCTAGGCCTTTTAAAGCTTCCTGGGCTGTAACATGGTGGTCGAGACACACCACTTTTTTATGTGTTTCTGCGAGTTCTAGCATAACTTCCCGTGAGTACGAAAAGTCGAGAATATAGACTACGGAGCCTGCCGGTATAGTAGGAACAGGATGCCCATAAGCTACCGGTAGATACTCGACATCGGCTTTATAGCCAAAATGTTTTCGTGCTGCCCACGCTGAGGCGAAGCCGTCGTAACATAGACCGTGGTATAGAACGTAGGTTTTAATGGCCAGCTCCTGGCGTAGTGCGAGTCTTTGGCAGCGACTTTGTTGGGGTGTCAACAGGTCTTAGTTTATGGTTGACTATTTCCGGCCGGCCCACAACAAAGCTCATTCTATCCGCGGGGACAGTAAACTGCCCTGGGTGCGCTTCATCTTCTTGGGCGTCCTCTAAGGCACAAGCCCAGTCCGTAGTTATACGCTCATGCGCATCGTTAGAGGTCTCTATGCAAAAGATCTCGCCACGCTTGAGGTCACGAAAATCTATCTCGCTTTGCCTCAAAACAATGCACCTTCTTACAGCTTGGCTTTCAGACATAATAGCCTCACGAGCAACCAAGGCCGAAGCCCTGGTGCTTAGCTAACTGCTTAGACCCGTGCGCCGTTAGGCTGCGCTTGAGAAACCTTGCCAGCAACCGCACCGGCGACCGCGCCAGTATTCTTAGGCGTGCGCGTGCGCGTTTTGACTTCAACGGGATTCGATAAG